TGTAAAGTGTAGCGTCCATAAGTTCCTCCTGTAAATGATTAAGCCACCCCATTAAATCAACGTCTTTGCGGTCTAGGTTAGTTCCGTATTTTTTTATTCCTCGTTTACTGCGTTCGTGGTATTTAGTCATTACGGATATTAAAATAGTGTCTTCGTGTTTAATTGGTTCTTGGCCGTGTGTTATGTTCATAAGGTTTGCATTAATAAGTTATAGTATTCTCGACATAGTTCGACACGTTCTTTAATCTGCTCGATTACGGATTCGTCTTTTTGTACGAACCAATACTTTACACGGCGGTTTTTCGGAATGTGGCTAAACTTATGCTTTGCTTCGATTTCTTCGCGTAGTTCTTGCGATTCGTCTATAAGGTGGAATTTCCAGTGAGCGCGTCTTATTTCGTCTTCCACCATTTCGCTCGGAGTATCTATAAGGCAATAAGCTAAAATGGATTCTTGTTTACCCGTTAACCACATATACCCCTGCAACTGATAATAGTAATCCTTGTTAGGTAACTCCGTTTCGAACCACGGAAAAGTCGAGGCGTCCCAAGAACTTTTAACGTCTATTAATACTTCGTCCGTGTTTACGTCGGGAGTTCCTGTTACCCAATCGTTCGTAAAGTGTTCGTCGTTCTTGTAAATAAACTTAAAATTCAAAACATCGTTAACAAGTGCTATCGATTCTTCTTCGACTTCGTTTCCTTTGTCGGTGTAACGTGAACTAAATTCCTTTCGGATTCCGTATTTTTCTTTTAATACGATTTCTTCAACGTACGACTTTGCCGTTTGCGATAGGACTTCCCCCGACTTACGGGGGTTAGTCATTATCTTACCAATTTGAGAACATCGGACTTTCATACGTTTTCAAGTAATTTAGTTTGACCTTCAGTTAAATCGAACTTTTCGATTAGTTCTTCCTTGGTATATTTTCCTTCAGCAATCATTTCTAACGCCTTACCAAGTCGTTTGTTATCGATAGTAGGTTTCTTCTTTACTTGTTCGCCTGAAGCGTCCGAATCTTTATCCGTAACTAATCCACAAATTGAACTCAAGCAATACCTACGAAAATAAGTACATCCCGAACCAAACGACTGATAATCGTTCATTCCTTTTAATTCAACTTGCGGAATTAATGTAGTGCTTTCTATTGATTCTCCACTTTCAACGTGGAAAAGAACCGTTACTAAATAATTTTCTCCTTCTTTTGAATTAATCAACTGCGTAAATCCTAATCCGTGTTTTTTTAGTAACGGGTTAACTACTTCAAAAATCTTTGGTAAATCTGCGTAAGAATACCCATAGCCTTGCGTACCTTTGTGAATTACTGGTACTTCTTGTTGGAAGGCTGCCAACGACTTAAATAAATGTTTCATAACGTTTTTTTGTTTTTAATTATATACAAATATAAACACTATTTTTTAATCTGCAAACTTTTTTGAATTTTTTTTTTAGATTTTTTTTCCTTCTTCGATATTTAGCAGGGTGTATGTCTTTTCGATAGGTGTAATTCTTTCGAAATTTGTTTCGTGTGGAAGTCGTTTATCGGTTATCCAATTAGGTTTTATGTTTCGTAAATCAAAAGCATATATTCCGTTAGGAGTTGAATTTATGTAAACTGGCTTTTCGTCTTCTTCTACGTAGCGTTTAACCATATCCACGTACTTTATTTTTTCGAGAATTAAATTCGGGTAGTGTTTTCTTCTACATTTAAGTTCGATTCGTGTTTTTGTACTTGGAGAATAACAATCCCATTTATCATAACGTCCCGTGCTTCGTTCTAAGTCGGGAAAATAGTTTTCCTTTAGGTAATTAAATAAGATTGATTCGTTCATAGCGTTTTTATTTTTTGTTTATAGGTTTCTATTATTTCTTTGAGTTCGTCCCGTGTGTACTTTCGTGTTTCGTGTGCTTTTGCGTGGAGTTCTATTAATTTATCCGCGCCTATTCTTTGTTGGATTCCTATTTGGTAATTCAATAAGTTTCCGTGTTTGTGTTGGTTACACGTTACACACTGCCCGTGGACGTTGTTTTCATCGAATGTAACGGCTTTGTGTCCACCACTACTAAAATAATGCCCTGCGTCAAACTTTGAACCGAGTTTAGAACCGCAACTTACGCAAGGTTTATCCTTGTCTCGAAGCCTTATGTACTTGTTAAATACCACTTGCGCAAGTTTAGTAAGTTCCTGAACCGTTTGTAGTTCGTCTTTAAGTACCTTTTTTTTCTTCTTCCATTGTTTTTCCTTTTCAAGTTCAACCCAAACACGGACGCAAAAAGAATCAAAACAATACTTTTGGTTAAATCGAACGGGAGTGAATTCCGCCTTACATTGTTTGCACTTCATTAAAATAATGTTGGTTGGTTAATGTTTGATTTTTTAACGATATTCAAAGCTATTTCAAGTATTGTTCTTCCTGCTTCGTAATCTACTAAGTTTCGCGCCATTTTTTGAACTGATTGAGTACCTTTATATTTTCTAAAATCGTAATCGTGAAATTCACACCATTTATTAGTTTCATTTTCACTTTCCATTATAGAATGTTTACGTTCATTTAAATCGTTAGGCAAAATAAAGTTACTCCAATATAAATGCCTTCCACGCTTTTGGGCTGGTATTAAAGGTTCGTAATAAGGAATAACATTTTCAACAACATATTTACCTTTGAAATAATTATCTAAAAAAATAACTTCTTCATATAATTTTAAGTCAGGGTAAACGGGAGTTGTTGTATTTTTACGTGCAAATCTTGCTCGACTATGACTTGGACAAGGTGGAGAACTCCAAATAAAATCGAATTCTTTGTAGTGGTCTAATAAAAATTGGTGCGCGTCTGCTACTATTACATTATCATTTGGAAATCGCTCTTGGTATAATCGCGCAGCTTCGGGGTCTAATTCAACCGCAGTTATTTCTAAATTATCCGCTACTTCATCCCATTTATAACGGTTTCCACCTAAACACGCGTAAAGGTTTAGTATTTTTATTCTATTCATAATTTAAGGCTTTATTTATGGCTTCTAAACGTTTGTTTTCCGTGTTTAAGTCCAAGTTAACTAATTCTAATCTATACGCGTTTTGGCGAAGCGCTCGGTATTCTTGTTCCAGTTGATTCCAATATACCTTACATTCCTGTAAATGTTCTAACGTTTCTTCCATTGAATCTATTAAATCCGTTCGATTAGGGTTCTTCGCTTTTATTTCGTTCAAACTTCCCTGAATCTTTAAGTAAGTGTGGGAAAGTAAAACCTGCGCTCGTAGTGTTGTAAAATCGTCCATTATTTTGCTTTAGCGTATTTTTTAATTAATGTATTCCCGTGTTGCTCTTGCTCAAAGTAAACTAATTTTTCTTTATCAAAAAAGATTTCGTGTTTACCTATTTTTCCATTTGAACGCGGTTTAATCTTGTTAAAGTACAATTCCGCTTTATAGTAAGTTGGGTCTTCGCGGTGTACTGTTACCATACATTTTCCTGAGTTAAACCATTCCGAACCGCCTTTTAAGTCGTAAGGAACTGGCGCACTTCTTTTTCCGTTTTCCTTTTCCGTTAATTTCGGGTGGATAATTGTATGTAAATGTAAGTCGTTATCTTCGGCTATTTGGTTTCGATACGGAAGAACGAACTCTAAATACTGAGCATAACCCCCGAAATCGTTGTAAGGGTGGTTTAAGTCCTTCCAAGAATCTATCGAAGCCGTTTCCAATCCTTCTTCTTTTTTTAGTTGAACTGCGTAATCCCAAAATTCTATCGGTGTCATTTTCGCTTTAATATCGTCGCGCGTTAGTACCTTAAAATGGTGCGTTATCCATTCAATAGCTTGTAAAATTTCATCGTCCGTAATTACATTGTAACTACTTGGGTTGAAACTTTTGCCAGTTTTCTTATTAATTAAGTCTGCGATAATTTCCACGTTCGAACCAACATCAGGAAAATAAACTAAATGTTTCCAACCATAAAAACGGCTCGTATTCATTAAACATTCCATAAGAACTTGCGTTTTACCTGACATCGGAAAGCCAGTCCAATCCGTGCAATTTCCTAAACTCATTGAATAATACTCGTCCATTCCTTCGAATCCTAAGTATTTACCTTTTTCGTGGTAATTATTTCTATACCTGAAAAGGTCGTCTATTACTTCGTGTGCTTTTGTTATCTTAAATCCTTTCATAGTTCGTTTTTAATTATTGCCAAGGGAACTTAAATGGTTCGTCTTTTTTTATCGGATAGCTTTTCTTGAGCCAATTTTGAGCCGTCAAATATAAAGACTTATATTGTTTATTCTTAGCGTAGTTTTCTATTTGGTCTAAAATCTCGTTTATTTGTTCTTCAGTCCAATTTATTTTTAGTGTTTCGAATTCGTCTTTAGAAATTGATAAATGAGCGAAGTGTCTATATATATTTTCTTCATTCTTTTTATTCTTATCATTCTTGTTTGTTGTTAGTTGTTTGTTAGTTGTTTGTTGATTGTTTGTTAGTTGCTTATTAGTGTCTTCGGTTTCGTCTTGGTAACTGTCATATTTACAAATAGTTACGGTAGTAAATTTGTTTGTTGATTTTACTTCGATTTCGTTTGTGCTTTCCAACTTTTTCAAAAGTGTTCTAAGCGTTTGTAAACTGATTCCAGTATCGGAAGAAATCTTACCTAAAGACGAAATAAATTCGCCTCGTTTAACTTCCATACCTTGCCAACTTGCGTCTTTGTGATTCGCTTTTAATAGCAAATAAATAAATAGGTGTACCGCTTCGCTTTTGTTAAACCATTCCCAATCTAAAAACTTTCGGTGTATCTTAATCCAACCGCTCATAATAACCGCTTAAAATTTCAATAAATTGTTTTAATTCTTCTTTGTTTAATCGAATCCAATTTTCTTCGGTATCAATAATTAACTTACCTGTAAAATCTCCAATGCATAAAGTGAAAACATCGTTTTCGTCAGTTGTAAACTTTTCTTCTTGTAATAACATAACTTAAATTTTAATAAATAAAAAACCCTCGCTTTATCCGTAGCCTTCAACCTCTACTTCAAAAACAAGGGTAGTAATTTTTTACTTGGCTTTATAATGTTGAAGGAAGCCGTTACAAATATAATTAATTAATTCAAATTTTGTTCTTCGTAGTTAAAATTTATTTGGTATTCTCCCCTTCGCATTCGTTCTTGGATAGTCTCAAGGTCTTTTAATCCACCTGCCAGTTTAACGTCTACGTAAAGGTCATTAAGTGAGCGCGTTATTTTGTAGTTATTCATTTCTGCGCGTAGGTGTTCGGTATCGTTAAAGAAGTGTCGGTCGTTTATTGATTCCCAAAGGTTCGCGTTATTAAAAGCGTGTATGCAGGTCGCGTGGTTAAGTCCTAACATTTCGCCTATTTCAATATAACTAAATCCGTAATG